ATTAATTACAACATCATATTTTTCAGCTATTCGCTCCAATAAAAAACGAGCTATAATCATGTGGTCGCCAGATTCAATCCCTGTGCAAGGACCAATTTGAAACTCCCATTGATTTGGAGATACTTCCGCATTTAATCCAGATATATTGATTTTAGCAGTTAAACAAGCTTGTAAATGTTCTTCTACAATAGTCCTTTCTATTTTGTTTAATTGGGTTCCACAATAATATCTACCATCTTCTGAACATAAATTTTTACCTTTTTGCCCTTTATGAATCATAAAATATTCTTGTTCCAAACCAAACCATGGTTCAAGTTCTAGATTTTTATCAAATATTATAGCAGCATTATGTCTGTGATTAGTTGGCAATGGATTCATATTAGTGTCAAGTGTTTCACATAATACTAAAAAATGATTACTAATATTATCATTTATAAATGGATTTTTAAATAACTTACAAGGGTTTAAAATAACTTCGGTATTACTATTAGAATCAGCTTGGTCAGTAGACGAACCATCATAATTCCAATAAGGCATATCAATATTTTTGTTAACAGCGATATTTAATACTCTAGTTTTGCTTCTAATTTCACCATTACCTCCAATCCAAATATACTCTAAAATAGTATTAAAATTGTTGTAAAACATTTAAATATAATAAAAATATTATCTTTAAATAAAAAATATATAATAACAAATTATTATTTTTTTTTCTTAGAACCACCCGTATATATTGTGCTATTACTATTGTCTCTCCCTTTCCAAAAAGTTATATATGCTACACCGGTTGTTAAAGGTAAAAAAAATACTAATAATAACATCATTACTGCCAATACAATTACTCCAGTTAATGTTTTTGAATCCATATAATATAATATAATATAATTTAATAATATAATTTTTTAAAATGAAATAACCTCCAAATCTTTAAGATTCCAATATTCACATGCTCCACCTGGAATAGGGCGTCTAATTATAAAAGGAATTCTTTTTTGTTGTAGTTCAAGTTCGGCAATTATATAACTATCAATAACATTTTCTGGTACATTTACAAATGGTCGAGCTCCAGTTTCAATTTGCTTTGCTCTTTGCCCAAGAATTCTGGCCTTTTCGTATTTTGTTAAAAATGGTATTGTTCTATGTAGAGAATCAATAATAATATTATTTGAATCTCTAACAACAACAGTAAGTTTAGAAATTTCATCATAATTATGAATTAAACACTCTGGATGAAATTCATTAATATAATTTTTTGTAAGCTCGCTATCAAATTTTTGTAAATATGAATCATCATAATTATCGTCGTCATCATCCTCATTTTCTAAATCAATTTGTACAGGTTTTTTAGCAGGATTTTTAGTTTTTTTAGAGGAGGCTATTTTTTCTTGTTTTTCTCCTTCATCATCGTCATTATCAGATTCTTCATCTGCTTCTTTATTATCTTCTTCTTCATCCTCATCAGAATCAAAATCGTCAACTCCACCAATTTGAGGTTCTTCTTCTTCTTCTAAATCATCTTCAACTTCACTAATATCAGAATCACTATTTTCATAATCATCAATATTAGTGCTTACTTTTGGAATTGATTTATCGTTACTTCCAATTTTAATAGTTATTTTTTTTTGTGGTTGTGTAGTTTCAATTTCTGAATCACTTCCATCACTTTCAGAATTATAATCACTGGCTTCGTAGTCGCTCATTTTTACTATATTTACTAAAGATACTTTTAAATAAATTATTTCAATTTTCTTTTATAAAAAAATAATTAAATAATTATTGTTAAAATGTTTTTATAATTCTTAAACTATATTAAATTACATATATTAAATATAGTTTACGATTTGTCATTTGTGTTCCAGACAGTTTCACAAGTAGAACATAAGTTTATATATTTCATATTAACATCATCATAACGAATATAAATAATTTCTCTGGGTTCATTGTTTGTATTAGTAGGACAATCAGGATTAGGACATAAAATATTATTAATTCTTGGTAACGTAGGATCTAACTTTGTATACTTATTAATTATATGATTAAATGATTGTTCACTTTTTTTAAGCTGTACTCTAGATACACAAACATTATCTACGGCAATTATCTTATCTTCATTTCCACATTGTCGACAATAATAGACGAGACTGTTAGGGTCATCGCTATTAATTCGGATATAATACATATTAGAACAGTTAGAACAGAAGTGCATGATTAGTATATAATATACTTTTACATTATTTATTTATTTCAATTTTCTTTTATAATATTATTTAATTACATACTATTATTTAATTACACACTATCAATAAACATCTTTGCTTCTTTTAATCTGTTAATAATATTTTCATAATTAATTTGTACATTCATTGAATAAAATCCAGTTCTTAAAAGAATAGGTTCTTTAAATTGATTATTGTGTTTTTTTTCAGCAAAATCAAGTAAATTATTATAATTTTTATTAAAGTTTTCTTTAATAAATGGATAAAAATGGTCAAAGAATGGCATAAATACACCTGGTTTTTTAATAATAATATCACAAACTGCGACATCTAAATTGGAATATTGAATAATTTCATCATATGGCTTCATATCATTATGTGTTTTGTGTACACCAGGTTCATTTAATAATGGGTCTTTACAAAGCAATGTACATAATGTTAATAAAACAGTTGAAATTGATTGACAAGATGTCCATTGGTCGCCTCTCCATGTATTCAATAAAGAAACACATACCTTGCCACATTTGTATAAATTGGGATTGAACCGAATATTGTTTCCATTTGTACAATATTTAACTTTTGGCGGAGTATGAGGATAATCGAATGGATATGTAAATTCAAAAAAATAATTACCACCAAAATAGGGTGTATCAGAAGGCCCAATAATTAGTGCGTATCCTTTCATCATATCTTCATCATCATGAATATAATAAATACCATTTTCAGTTAAGGGATTTTGTAAAATATTTTTAACATCTCTTAAAAGACGCATTGTTGTTTCTTTGGTTATAAATGTAGACATAATATTAATAGTATAATACAAGCTATAGTTTTATATATGTTTTATAAACATTAAAATATAATAATATAATATAATGGCCAATTTAGTAGCTTCATACGCAACATCTAAAGCAACCTCTTTAGCAGGAGATGAATTTAATAAAGGTAAACAAGTAGCAACTGCAGATTTGGAAAAAGTAAAAGGAGACACAATTAACGCATTAAAACAATTGCAAGGCTCTATATTAAACTCATTAACTGAGACAGAAACATATGCGCTAGGTCAATGCTTAAATAGATGTAAAACAGCAGCAAAGGCTATGATTGCTGCACACGATGCTAGTATGCAAACAAATAATACTATGCAAACAAATAATACTATGGGAGGTCGTAAAAAAAGAAAAACAAAGAAAAGAAAGCACAGAAAAGGTACCAAAAAATATCACCGTTAATATTAATTACTAATTATTAACATAATTATTTTTTATATGTTATTTATTATACTGAATAAATAACATATAATCGATATTTCATTATATTTCTTTAAATAAAGTTGAATTTAAATATATATTTTGAATTTTTAAAATAATAAAAAAAAATGAAATAGAAAAATATTAATATAGTATATCAACAATGAATAATACAATGTCAACAACATCACAATTTAAAGACCTAAAGGATTTTCTTGTAAAGCATAGTGCTAAGGGAGCATCGCCAGGAACTCCAATTACACATACAAGAATCGGAGACCAAAATTCAAATATATATGGAGGTGCTTATATAATTCCAAATGAAGAATTGCCATTGTTTCATAGCTTGTATTATGATAATGTTTTTGTAAAAAAAAATAAAGAATATTTGACAGAAAGACAACTCGAAAACGGACCACTAGCAGTTGATTTCGATTTTAGATATTCTTATGATGTAGATACTAGGCAACATACAAAGGAACATATTCAGGATATGATACTTTTATATTTGGAAGAAATTAAGGGATATTTTGTTTTTGAAGAAAATAAGCCATTTGATATATTTATTTTTGAAAAACCAAATGTAAATAGGTTAGCTGATAAATCATTAACAAAAGATGGTATTCATATGATTATTGGAATACAAATTGATAATATAATTCAGACGATGCTTCGTAATAAAATTATTGAGAAACTTCCAGAAACATGGGATTTGCCATTATTAAATACATGGGATTCAGTTTTGGACGAAGGTATAAGCAAGGGTACTACAAATTGGCAGATGTATGGTTCAAGAAAACCAGGTCATGAAGCATATGAATTGACACAGCATTTTATCATAACATATGATAATTCTGATGGTGAATTTATGATGGATGAAATGAAAGCAACCGATTTTGATTTTAAAAATAATTTTATAAAATTATCAGTACAAAATGAGCAGAGTCCTAGTTTTAAAATTAATCCTAAGATTTTAGATGAATATAAAAAGCGAACAGAAAAAAAGAATACTAAAATAAAGAAACCTACAAGCAGAACCAAAATGAATTTACTTATTGAAGATGATGAAGAAGCTGAAGAAGAAAGTATTTCATTGAATGATATTAAGGACAAGCAAACATTAGAAAAAGCAGTAGAATTTATGTTAAAACAAATTAAACCAAATGAGTATGAAATAAGAGAAACACACTTTTACACACAAGAATTACCTGAAAAATATTATGAGCCTGGTTCACACGAAAAAAATAGGCTAGTTGCGTTTGCTTTAAAACATACAGATGAACGATTATTCTTATCATGGGTACAACTGAGAAGCAAAGCATCAGATTTTGATTATAATACAATCCCAGATTTGTATCATCAATGGAAAAAATATTTCAATAAATTTTCAAAATCAGGTGTAACAAAACGTTCAATAATGTATTGGGTCAAGCAAGACAATTTTGAAGGTTATGAAAAAGTTAAAAACGAATCGATTGATTATTATATTGAAGAATCATTAAATACACAAACAGAGTATGATTTGGCTCAAGTATTGAAACAAATGTATAAGGATAAATATGTATGTGTTAGTTATGATAAAAAAGGAATTTGGTATACGTTCAAAAATCATAGATGGATACAAGATAAAGGGTTAAGTCTTAGAGAAGCAATATCAAAACAAATGTATGATTTATATTCTTTAAAATTAATAAAATTAACTGATGAATATCATCATTATGAACCAGCTGATGATAGAGCATGTTATATTCAAAAAAGAGCAAAGATTGTTGGCGAGGTTAAAATAAGACTTAAAAAAACCAATGATAAAAATAATATATTGCGTGAAGCGATGGAGTTATTTTATGATGGAGATTTCGTTAGAAGTATGGATACAAATAAACATTTATTGTGTTTTAATAATGGTGTAATTGATTTTAATAATAAAGTATTTCGCGATGGATATCCTGAAGATTATATTACTAAAACAACTAGAATTAATTATATGCCACTTGATTTAGATAATACAGAAATGAATGAAACATATATTGCAATATTAGATTTTATGAAAAAATTATTTCCAATTCCAGATTTATTATCATATATGTGGGACCATTTAGCATCATGTTTAATAGGTTCAAATAAAAACCAGACATTTAATGTTTATAATGGAAGTGGTAGTAATGGTAAATCAATTATTGCGGATTTAATGGCTCTTACATTAGGTGAATATAAGGGTACAGTACCAATTACACTTGTAACTGAAAAGCGTGGTTTAATTGGAGGAACATCGGATGAAGTTCTTAAATTAAAAGGTGTAAGATATGCTGTTATGCAAGAGCCATCTAAAAATGTAAAATTAAATGAAGGTATAATGAAAGAATTAACTGGTGGAGACCCTATTCAAGCAAGAGGGTTATATTCTGAGTCCGAAATATTCGAACCCCAGTTTAATTTAGTTGTGTGTACTAATAATTTATTTGATATTGAAAGTAATGATGATGGAACATGGAGACGTATTCGAAAGGTTGATTTTGTATCCAAATTTATTGATGAGGGTGAAGAGCATACAGATGATACAAAATATGTATATCCAAAGGACAAATCGTTAAAAGATAAACTTCCAATTTTAGCTCCAGTATTTGCGAGTATATTAGTAAAACGTGCTTTTGAAACAGACGGTATTGTAACGGATTCTGAAACAGTAATGGAGTCTTCTAAAAAATATAGAAAATGTCAAGACCATATTGCTAAGTTTGTTTCTGAATTTGTTGAGGAGACTAAAAATCCAGAAGATAAAATTAAGAAAACAGAATTAGCACAACAGTTCAAATTATGGTTTCAACAAGAGCAAGGTACTAGTAAAAAAATACCAAAGAATGAAGAATTACGTGAATATATGGATAAAAAATTTAAAGCACATAAGTCAAACGGAACATCATGGCATGGAGTTAAAATTATATATCCTACTAATGATGAGATGGAAGATGTAAATAAATAGT